AGATCCCTTAATAATGTGAGAGATAAAATTATGTTAAACAATCAATGAGTGTTGGTATCGAGCGCATGTAGAGAAAAAAATTAAAGAGCTTATGAAGAGGATATTATTCGCGCTCTATATTTACACGCCAGATTTTGATGATGGTGTGGATGATGATATTAGAAGAGTGTACGAAAGAAAAGAAGATGCGGAGGAGTTAGTGAGGAGATTAGAGAGTAGGTATAAAAAAGACTTACTTGATGATACTGAACTGACTTATGAATACTATGACTTGACTAATAGATACTACGAAGAAGATCCAGAGTATTGTGAGGTTGAGAGTAGAATAGACGAGGTATATGAGAAGTATTCAAGTATTGACAAGAGTTTTTCATGTCGAGAAGAACTACGTAGTAAGTATGAAGAAGAGGTAAGAGAAGACCAAGAAAGATTAAGTCAGCTAGAAGAAACTGGACCCATCGAGTATGCTGTTAAGAATGCAAGGGACCCAGAGAAGATGAGAGATTATATCATCACTAGTAAGTCGAGGTATCGTGGTGCTAGGATTGAACAAATTAAATTATTCTAAAGTATGAGAGTATTTGCAGTCTACACAGAAAGGTCTAAATCAACCGACCTTGTTAAGTTATTTCAGAAGGAGGAAGATGCAGTCAGGTATGTAAGATTATCAGATAGGGTAGATAAGTTATTTTCTAGTGAGTTTGATAAGATTAGATCACTCTGCGTATCTCAAGTAAGAAGTGCGGAGGGTGTAATGCAGAAACCAGACCTTACTAAGATGCCACTAGATAAGCTGTATGAATTATATCTAGGCAAGTATGGTAGTGAGGATGCAAAGAGAAGATATACAGATAGAGTAAGTGAGGATGAAATCTTCTCTAGTATAACAGAAGATAATTTTGACGATTACATACCAGACTTAATAAGAATATACCTAAGAAGAAATAGTGGGTGTATTGAGAATTACTACGTCAGTTCTTTTGTCAAGGTGCTAGTAGTTGAATAAGGAATGGGTAGGAGAGTTAAGAACATGACTTTCCTACTTATTTTTTTTTATTCCGCCCTTGATTCCTTATAGGTAGAAATATATTAACAATTTAAAGATTATGAAAGAGAAAGCATTTACAACTAGAGAATTAAAAGTAGGAGAATTTTATACCTACAGAAGTAATGATGAGAAAGAAAAGAACATGTCAAGAGTAGGGTATTTCACTAACTCTACTAGTGGGCGTGTTGATATGATTTATGTGGTGAGAGAAGTAGTTTTTGGAAAGGGTCAAAAAAAATTAGAGGTGATAAGCCTAGAAAAGAAGTTTTCTGTATCTGATGGTTGTGCTAATAAAACAGCAGAGACTAAGTATATATCACTAGAGAAAGGTGAGCGTGACTTGGACAGACCTATTTGGTATCTATGGAACAATCATGAAAATATAGATATGTGGTTTTCTGATGCAGGGTGTGTATTGGATCGTAAACTTAAGAGAGCTTTCCCTGAGTATAAGATGTGTGCGCCTAATATGATGTTTGGTGATATTGTGGTCGAGGTTAATACAGGCATTATACTATCAATTGACAAAGTAATTGGTAACCATGTAGTATCAAGACTCTATTACGACAAGGAGAAAGTGCTAAGTAATCATGATAAATACTTAATACTTAACAAGTCCAAATCTAGGTTCAGACTGGCAATGACACATGAGATTTCCTTGCTGAGTAAGAACCTCCCAGTAGTAGTAGAGGCGGTTTCAGAAGAGGATGGTATGTACCTAGAATATCTGCGGACTGTCTTAGATAATAAGCTCAATAATAGAATAATGCAAAGGCTTGAGGCAGGTAGTACGTTTAAGGTTGGGTATGATACTTTTATAGGTCCAGGTATGTATTTGTATAGTGGGAAGTGTATACCAACCCTAGAGTCCGGTTATAGGATTAGGTTTAAGGAGTTAATGACAAGTAGTTATCCGATATGTTCAGTCAATGTAAATAATAGTGTGACGGAATTTACAGAACAACTACATGGTGAGTTAGGACGTTTTGATCTTAACAGTATGAAGTATTTATCTAAAGTTGATGACTTAGTAACTTATTTCCGTGTTTTTCATAGAGAGAATTTTCACGGTTACCTGGTAAATATGTATCATGGTATTATTGTGAGGTATGATGATGAGAAATCTATTCATGATTACTTACAAACCAAGCCGTATATAGGTAATCCAGGAACAGGTGGCCCAAATGTTAGTAGGCTCAAGTGCAATGGTCTTGGGAATGTCGAAATAGCATCTAATAGCTACTACCAAGAGATAATATGTAATGGCCCTTGGAGAATTGTAAGGAAGGATGATGTACCAATGCTAGATGAAATCTTTGAACAGCTAGAGAAGAGCGGTCGTAAGAAGGTTGTCGAGAGGCCTATTACTGTTATGGTCAATGGTAAAGAGGTTAAGGTCAGTGAGAAGTTGAAGAAAGAACTAAAGAAACTAGTTAAATAATAATGAAAAGAAAAGGATAGAACGTAAAAGTCTATCCTAATCTTTTTTTTTGTTTTATCTTGTCTTAATTACGTCTACCACCTGCTTTCCTGTTATCCCTGGGTAGTCTTTCTGTAATTCTGCTAGTAATGTCTTAGTATCAGCAAGGGTTACTTTCCTCCCAAGCTTATCACAGGCACTAATGATTATCTCCCTAATTTCTTCCTCACTCATCTTAGGTGGCATTAGTTTTTCAAGTACCTCAAGCTCTGCCTCTTCACTTTCTACCAGGTCTTGTCTTCCAGCTTTCTTATACTCGCTAATTGATACTGTATAATCCTTGTAGAGTTTTTGTAAGATCTTCGCCTGTCCTACCTCATCAACTTGCCCAACAGAATGTATATACTTATCCTGTTCTGCCTTGATTCTTTGATACACACTTAGGTCGAGCTTACTATTATTCTTTCTCGCCTCCATAATAAGTTTTTCAATACAATACATAATACTTAATTGTTTATCTTACACAATTAAGGCATTTCCGGGGTGATTTTAGCGGGGTTGGGTGATGGCAGGGGGATTTAATATTAGAAATGAGTCAATATTATAGTACCTGCCACAAATTTCCCCCCGATTTTTACCCCGATTATTAGTAGTTCCCTTATATGTAGAAAGAGCTGGGTATTTTTACTTAGCGATTGAGATAGATTGGTAAGCTTGGTGAGTTATTAGTCCATCTCTCTTTTTTGTAATTGACTTTATACAGATATAGATTTTCAGAGGGAGCGTCCAGTATAGTTTAAACTTGTTGGTGAATAAAATATTTAGGTGGGTACATAATATGGTTTCTCAGCAAGCTATATTGGCCTCTTTCGATCTATTATTTTGTATTAGTGACGCGTATAGTGGCACGTAAAGAGATAAACAACGTAGTAATAAAAATAAAAATCATGAAAGAATTTGTACAAAGTTTAAAGCAGGGTTTGACATTCAAGAACCCTATTATTGCAATGGGCACTTTTATTGGTGTTTGTTTGTTAGTTAGTGCTATTTTCTTCTGGGCAGCTCCTATGAAGTTGAGCAATAAGACAGACTATAATGCAGTGATCAGCGCAATTAAGGAGAACTGTAAGGATAGCATTAATGGTCTTACACTGAGCGATGTTGAGGTACGTCAGGATTCAACTGGTAAGTATTTCGATTGTCAGGTGGCTAGATATAATGTTGTCAAGGATGATTCAACTACCTTGCATGGTGTAACAGTTATCAAGATTAAGAAGAATTTTTGGAAGTATCGTTTTGATGGTGTATACAGTAAGTAAGAAAAGTTAATTTGTTTTCCATAATTTTTAATTCCTATAGTGAATAGCAGCGGCAGGTTCTACTCTTCGATGAGGCTATAGGAACTTATGAATGCAACAGTAAAGAAAGTAAAACTAGTTGTGCGTTACTTAGCAAAACCAATCATCTGGTATATTAACGTACATGCTAGGAACTGTGAAAAATTATTTAATGGGGCAACTAATATACCCTATTTCCTTTAGTGAACAATAGTAGCTAATTCACAGTAAGATGTTTTCCGAGCTTATGTGGGAGTGCCAGGATGTAAGATGAGACCTGGGTAGAACCACTCTCCCTAAGTATTGGAAGGTGCTGTTGTAGAAAAAGAAGTATAATACTATGAAAAACGAAGATAAAGATAAGGCCAAACTAGCAGCAGGTGCGGTTGGTGCTGGATATGTACTTGGTAGTGAAAACATCCACCCAATTGGATATTTCAATAGGGTAATGCAAAAAAGTAGGCAACCATTTAGAAAACTCGAAGATGAGGATTTTAAAGTTGTCAAGAAGCTAAGAGATATTGCAAGAGATCAAAAAACTCATATATTCGATGAGAAAGGCGAGGATGGATTTCTTTACAGTAAGGAAGTTTCACAGGAGACACGAAATAATGCAAAAAAGTTTATAAAGGATAGGAAAAAAGACTATCGAGATATTAGAGAGTGGAAAGATTGGATGAAATACTCTAATGGGGACCCTAGTCTAAAGGGAACTGCCCATGAAGGTGATAGAAAGGCTCTCAACAAGGCTATTAAGAATGCCAAGTCAGTTCTTAATGCAAAAGATTATGTACAGATCGATAGTAATAAAATAGATGCCGGTGCAGGTTTGGCACATGAACTTGGACATTCTATGCATTATCACGGTAGAGGCGGTAGTAAGATAGGAAAACTAGCTCATAAACTAAATCGTAGCATAAAAGGTGTTAATCAGAAGATAGCAGAAAAGACTAACTCTAATTTTCACAAAGTTTCAAGAAATACAGGAATAGGTCTCGGTGTTACAGGTGGCCTACTTAGTGGTATTAAGGCTGGACGTGATGAAAAGCAGGGTAAGAAAGAAAGTGTCTTAAATAAAGTAGGTTCAGTAGCTGCACCTCTCGCCTATAAAGCTCCTGAATTAGTGTCTGAGTTTGAAGCAAGCCGTCAAGGTATGAAATTACTTAAACAGGTAGGTGCAAATAAAGCCTATAGAAGAGCAGCTCTAAAGAACCTAGGTGCAGCATGGGGAACTTATGCAGCAGGCCTAGTTACACCAGTTCTTGCAGGGTATGGCGCTAGACAGGTAGGTAAGGTAATAGGAAGAAGAACGGTTAGTGATGATAATAATAAGAAATAAAACCTACGCCGTAAGTGATGAGGAATTTAAGGCCTTAGCAGATTCAACAGCAGAAAATGATGCTAGTGAATTAAGGTCTTACGATCCCTCCACTGCAACTCAAGCTACACCAGGCAGTAGTAAGTAGGTTAGAATAATTTTAAAGGTTATGGGAAATTTTAATCCGATCAATCCCTTCAGTGATCCAGAATTTAAGAAAGCGATTATTGATAAGGAAAGAGGAAGTAGTACAGGGAGTGATGATTATGAACTACTTGATGAGGATTCTGAAGGTGGTGATGTAAGTCAGGATCTCAAAAGTATTATATCAGGTGCCCCAAGCCTTCCTAAGACTGCGAAGAATTTAATACTTGATGCTAGTGCCCTCGCCAAGAATGAAAAAGAGGCGAAGGCAAAAGAAATGTCACTAGCACTTAATAATGTATTCACGCAGTATAATAAAGAGTACGGAACAGACTTGCAGATAAATTTTGACTCCCTTACACAGACACTAGTAAATGTTAGTGATCCAAAGAGTAGGAGAGTACTTGAATTATATCTGTCAGAAATCTACTCAAGCATTAAGCCAATCTTGATAATGCACTTGATTCAGAAACTGGCTATTGCAATTGAGTATATCACAGACCCTGCTAGAATGTTTGGACAGGACTTAACAACCGCTGATATTTTCCTAATAGTAGATCACTTAATGGGATATATAAATCAGCTAGAGGAACTTAAGTCAGATATCAAGATAGAGGGCGCAAACTTAGAGCTTCAGAAAATTGCACAAGAAGGTAATGGACTAGACTTACAATCAGACCAATCAAAAGAGGCAATAGATAATTTTATGAAGCTCCTAAACAAAGAAACAATTAAGTAACTATGGAACAGAAGGAATTTGCAGAAAACTTGCCAATGGAAACACCAAAGGTAAGTAAGGATAAGGCAAGTAAGTTACGTGAAATACTAAATCGTGCCAAGGAGAACATTAAGAACTCTAAGGCTGGTAAGAATGCAGCTGATTTCTACGCAAAGCATGAGAAGGGTGTTAAGATCGGTGGTGGTGATTATGCTGGTACCGCACTCGCAGCAGGTCTAGCGGTTGGTGCTAAGAAACTAGCTGACAAAAAAAAAGAACAGCAGAAGGAATTCGCTAGGGCTGATTATGAAGGACTTAATTTCATCGAAACGTTTAAGAAAAATTATAAGAGAAATAGAGTAGCACAGGAATTAAAGAAGCAAAGAAATCAGATCAATAAAGAACTAGAAGAGAATCTTAAGTATAATGCTAGTAGGGCAAAGAAGATAGCAAATCTTAAGAGGACAAAGGCCTTAGATAGTATTAGGTTAGGTGAGACAATGGAAAACTTGGCCAACCTAGCTGGTTCACCTGCAGAGGCATTTAAGAAGAAACCTATGAGCAATCTTAAGAAGGCTGGTTACGCTGGTCTTGGTGTGGCTGGTGCAGCTGGATTAGCATATGGCGGTAAGAAGCTCTATGATAAGTATAAGAAGAATAAAGAGTCTGACAATAAAGACTAATTAATACTTACTTTCCCTTAATAGATTTGAAACAAGAATCTTACTCTTCGATGAGGTTAAGGGAACTATAAATTTAAAATGAGATGTTATGAGCGGAAAGTTTATAGTACATACCGACCCTACATCTTCAATTGGGGACTTAGTGTTACCTTCTGATATAGAGCTACAGTATTCGAAGCTTAGTTATGATGAGAAGATAATAGTAGGTTCCAAGCTATTAGGTATGAATCATGTACCGGTCTCTTTTGATCAATTTGTACATGATGATTATTTCTTAGGCAACCCAGGAATAACAAATCACGGTAGGTCGATTTTTAATATCTGGAAAAATGCTGGATCTGAGATTTATCCAACACCTGTCAACACTAAAACACCTTATGTATCATTTGGTGGTTGTATTGGTTCTGGTAAGTCAACTATGTCTAAATTGATGGGACTCTATATGTATCATCGTCTAGACTGTTGTACAAATATGAATCTTAGTCTTGGTCTAGCTGGTGGTGTTAAGATCGCATTTGGTTTTTTCCACGCTAACGAAGATACAGCATATAAAGATTTCGTAGTCTATTTTAAAACTGTTTTTGCGCTGAGTCCATACTTTAAGAATCAGTATAATAAGCCACAGATCAGACTTATTTCATCAGGCCCTAAATCAAATGCAGTCTTAGGTACACAGCTTGTATTTAGTGTGCTTTCTGAGATTGGATTCTGGAGACCACAAGATGCAATGAACAAGCTTAGTGAGGTCCTGACGCGTTATCAATCTCGTTTTGTTAGTAAGAGGCATAATTTCGGACATGTGATTGTTGATAGTAGTGCTAAGGATGCAGATCATTCAGTGGCAGATAAGTTCGAAGAGACAGTACCAGAGGATGAACTCTACCTAGCTAAATATTCACATTGGGTAGCAAGACCTGAACTATATAGGGAAAGTGAGGGCAAGACGTTTGAATTCTATAGGGGTGATTCAGTACATACACCTTTTGTACTAGAGGAAACAACAGATAGAAGTAAACTAGATGTCGACAGAATCATAGAATGTCCGATACAGGTTAAGCGAAATTTTATCTTAGACCCTATCAGATCACTACAAGACTTGGCGGGATTTGGTTATTCTAGTAAGGAGCTATTTTTTCAAGGTAACATATCAAGCGTAATTGAGTGTTCTAGTATACCAAACCTAGGTGACGATGTAATTGATGATATTGATTTCTTCAACTTAGAGGATACAATCTATGATAGAGTCTCACCAATGCTTACTAAGATACCTAGACACACTACATTATTTATACACCTAGATATTGGACTTAGGAATGACGTGTGTGGTATAGCGGTTTCTTATTTTGACGGTGAGATAACTGATACGGACGGATTTGATACAACTCCTTACCCTACATTCAAAGTACCATTATTATTTGGACTTAGTAGGAAGAAAGGACAATCTACTTCACTTGACCATATATTCCAGTTTATACAAAGATTAAATGTTGACTATAATGTAAATGTTAGTGCTGACTCTTTTGCTAGTGCTGGTTTATTCCAATCTTGTGAGCGTGTTGGTATCCCTTATGAAGAGTTGTCAGTGGATAGAACAACAGAACCTTACTTTATGTTCAAAAATATTGTCTTATCTAAGAGGGTTAAGATGGTATACAATGAAAGAATGTTACGTGAGTGTTCAGAGCTTAGAATAGTAACTAATGGAAAAAATGGTGGTCACGTTAAGATAGATCACCCAGATATCTCTAATTGTTTTGAGTTTGATTATAGAGGAAAAACAGGAGATCAACCAGGTACTAAGGATATTGCTGATGCTTGTGTTGGTTCTATCTGGGCATGCTATAAGAAATACTCACAATACCTAGAAGATGGTGGTAGCTCTGCAAATAAACAGCTTAGAATAGTTGAGCAGATGACAAGAAATGCTAGGGAAGATAGTAGCATACAGTTACAGAATATGCTAGAAGATATATTTTAATACTATGATAATACAGAGAGCTAAATACTTCGCAGATAAGAAGGAAGATAAAAAGAAAGATCACACAACTGCTAAAAACGTGGCCAAGGTTGTAGGAGGTGCAGGAATTATTGGTGGCGGTGGTCTCTTAGGTGATGTAATTACAAAGAAAGGTGGAGATTACCTAGGAAACTCTGAATTGAAAGCAAAAGACGCTGAATCGATCGGAAAGAAACTAGTAGATCAAGTTAAGAAAAATGGAGGTCCTAAGATTATAGAAGATCCTAACTTTCAAAACTCAGCTTACGTAGGAACAGGTGCTGGTAAGAAAATAAGAAATGCCATTGCTTACTTGAAGAAGAAATCGAGATCATCTGGAAATAAGAACTACAAAAAGGCTGCAGATAGAATAAAAGACACATTAGAAGGAATCTATGGGGATAAGGTAGTTGACAACCTGGGTAAAGACTCTATTGTAATGGGTAAGTTTAATGATGCAGATATACTAGCCCATGAATTAGGCCATTCTAATTATCTAAGATCAGGTAGATCTAAGTCTATCATCGGTAAGGCTGCACACAAAGGATACCAAGCTTCAAGTATTGCTACCATTTCTCCTATCGGTCGTCTTGGTATTGCAGCAAATGGTTTCCACTCAGGTATGAAATCTGCAAAGCTTAAGGCAGAGGGTAAGAAAGAGTCTACTTGGAATAAAGTTAGGGCAGCCGCAGTACCAGCAGCTCTTGCAGCTCCGTTATTGGTAGCAGAGGGTAAGGCTAGTCTTAATGGTCTCAAGAATATGAAAAAACTTGGGGCTAGTAAGGAGTTAATGAAAGAGAGTAGAAAACGTCTCGGTGCAGCATGGGGAACTTATGCAGGTCAGTCAGCAGTAAAGAGTATTGCATTAGGCGAAGGATCTAGACTTGCCGGTAAGGGTATAGGTTCTATGGTATATAAAAAGAAGAAAGATGATAATTCCAAGAATTAAATATTTTGCTAAAGCTGACTATGAGGGTCTAAGTAGGTCCAGTAGAAAGTTACTTAAGAGTAAAAGGTCTGAGTATGCAAGAGAGCTTAACAAGATTAGAAACCTTCAAAATGAAGAATTGAAGAAGACTGATTTTTCTGGAGGTCGTACTATTAGATCAACTTCAAACTTAAGTACAAGTAAGTTTGATAATGCTGCTGAAGCAATATCACACACTGGCTTAGGTACTGACCCTGTAGATAACTATAACAAACATCGTAAAATGCTATGGAAACTCCACTTGGAACAAGCAGAAGATGCATCTAATACAATGAGAGAAAAGATGCTTGAAAGAGACTTAGCAAGAAAAAAGCTATTACGTAAGAGACTTGGTTATGCTGCCCTTGGTGTCGCAGGTGCTGCAGGATTGGCTTATGGCGGTAAGAAGCTATACGATAAATACAAGAAGAAGGATGATAATACCAAGGATTAAATATTTCGCCGAATCCTATGAAGAGCAAGCTAAGAAGAATAGGGCTGCAAACTTAGTAGGTGCAGGCGGAGTAGTTGGTTCTATTGGTGCAGCGGTTGGTTATAATAAGGTAGCAAATAAACTTGGTACTAAGAAGATTGATAGCCAAGCACAAAAGCACCTAGGAAAAGGAACCAACTTAATAAATGCCGAGTCTGAAAAACTAGTAAGGGATGCAAGACTACGTAGAGATATTGCTGGGACTGCATTGAAGGATAAGGCAAGAAGAGATATATCAGGTAAAGGTCCATTTGGTGCAGGTAAGATTAGGAGAGAGTTTGCAAAGGACCTAAGAGCAGAGAATCAGAAACTAGCTGAGACAGAGAAGAGCATTTCTAACTTCATGAATGCGAGGAGAGCAGACTTGAGCAGGAGAGTTAGTAGTGCAGTAGAGAGGTCAAAGGCAGTTATGAAGAGAAAAAATAGTAATAGGGCACTTGCGATAGGCACTGCTGGTATTGGATTATCACTGGCTGCTAGAAAATTAATAAAGTCTAGAAGGAAGCAAGAAGATCCAGTAATGGTTGATGCAAGTAACCTATACAATATACCAGGTGAAAATGATACTACCAAGAATTAAATACTTTGCCAGTCGAGATTTTGCTGGACTGGGTGAAGACGCACAAACCTATCTTAAGTCTGCTAGAAGGAATCATGCAAGAGATCTAATAAGTGCTAGAAGAACCGAGAACTCTGCCTGGATTAATAAATTAGCACAGGATAAATCCAAGTTAAGGGATAATGCAAGTAGGGTAGATTGGATGCTAAAAGATCCAGAGAAAGTTTCTGAAGCTAGAAAGATGATAAAGAAAGAGGTTGGGTTTGATAGGTACTCAAATAACTTAGAGTCTGGAAAATTGGCAGAAGCAAGAATCTCTAGGGCAGGTAATTATATGAATGACCCACTACTTAAGAACAAAGAGACCAGAGCAGCTCGTGCAGAGGCATTGAAAGCAGAAAGATTAGCTAAGCAACCAGCTAAAGCATCTTATGTTAAGCCTGAATCTGTTGTTAAACCTGCACAAAAAGCTGCATACGTTAAGCCAGAGTCTGTTATCAAGCAGCCAGTAGTTCAACCTAAGGCATCCTACGTTAAACCTGAATCTGTAGTTAAACCAAAGGTTGTTAAAGAGGCAGGGGCAGTACAGAACAAAGGTCGCGAAGAACTGGTTAAGAATCTCCGTGCAAAGAAGGCATTGGGTAAGAATCTCAAGAAGGCTGGTTATGTAGGTCTTGGTGTAGCGGGAGCGGCAGGTCTTGCGTATGGTGCTAAGAAACTATATGATCGCAATAAGGTAAGTCAACAGGCACAGCAATAATGTGTCTTACTATATTCCATGGTGATAATTTATGTTATCTACTATTCGATTAGGCCATGGGAACGAAATTAAAGATTATTTAGAGTATGAAGAAACACGAAAACTTTTTTGAGAAGATGTTTGGTAGTTTCTCAGTTGGTTCATCTAGAGTTCCATTGAGGTCTAACATCTTCAATAGTGGTTCTGGTTATAGTAAAATTGGATCAACAGGTGGTGGAAGGTTTGGTGGTAGTCAAAGAAAATCACCTCTCCTTGGAAATGCATCACCAAGTAATTTAATGTCTGGTTACTACGAAAGATCAGACGAGCTCAAGAGTTATCAACTATTAGACGTTGTAAAACTAGCTACTAACTTTTTTGCTGACTACATAATTAATTTCTTAGGTGAGGGTAGAAATGCTGTCACTATTATGGATGAAAATAATGAGGCAGCAGATGAGTTTAAGACTGAGAAGATAAACGAAATACTAATCAATGACCTAAAGATCTACGATTACATCAGAAGTCATGTTAAGGATGTTGTATTTCACGGGTCCTATACTAGTATGTTGATGAATACTAAGGACGAACTAGGTCACCTTAAGTTTAGATTTGAGGAGATTAATGATCCAGTTAGTGTAGTGCTCAAGAAGAAGAAAAATAGAACAGGTGATACGATGGACTCTTATATCACTAGGGGTTCAGACAATAAGCTCTATGAGATTCCATCAGACAGTGCATTTATGTTAGGCTCTATTAACTTACGCCTTGAAAATGACCTTGATGAATCTTGGGAAAATAAAAATCACACTGTCAAGCCTAGTTTTGGAAAGACAAGCGGGAAAGATAATATAGAAAAGGTACTTAAGACTTGTTCATACTTAGCAGGGGAGCCATTATTCTATTCATCTATCTTAAAGGTGAAAGAACTTGTCATTAAAGAGCTCCTAGTATCTCTCATTTCACTTAGAGACATATCAAGCATTCAGATTTTCTTGTTACAATTTGATAAGCAGACACCACTTGAGACTGCTAATGAGATTTGTGCAAGAACTACTAAGCTGGCTAATAATACAAATGAACTAGCATCATTCTTAACAAGTCAATTTGATGCAGTATCTTTCTTGGAAAATACACTCAGTCAATCAGCTAAGTTTGTACCAGATTATAACTCAACAATAGGTAATAAGAATAGTATGTTGCCACTAGATAAACTCAGTGATAAACTACTAGATCTTATGCAGAACCTCGATAACTGTAGGAGTAATGTACTTAGTCCTCTCGGTATTCCAGCAACAATCTTGGATAGTACGAGTGGTAGTAAGTGGCAGATCCTACAACAGAGTGAACGAGCTAATAGTAGGGTGACGGGTTTTATGACTGGTATTAAAGAATCAGTTACTAGATTAGCTGCTAAGATATATGAAACTGTATATCATGAGGAAATTGACCCAAGTAGAATTCAGCTTCATATTAGCGAAAAGACTAGTGTTGAGTATAATAACCAAATAAATCAGAGTGAAAGTATTGGCGGACTTGTGAATGGTATTACAGGTATTGTCACTAATGCACTCCAAACACTAGAAGGATCAGCACCTCTTATTGATACAAAGGCTTATCTCAGTTATATACAGGGACTCATTAAGGATATCGACCCAAATACTGAGCCACTCATAACAGAAGATACAATCAATAAGTACACAGCATATTCACAGGCAAAACTATCTAATATGTTGGAGCAGCAGGGTATGGATCCAAGTATCTTAGAAACACCAACGGAAGAAGGAACATGATAATACTAAGAAAACAATATTCTACTACAGACGAAAGTGATGTAGCTAAGAAGGAAGAAGAGAATAAGAAGAAAACAAAACTTGCTAAGGCGGCTGGTACTAGTCTCTTAGGTATGGGTGGTATTACAGTCGGTGGTGGTACTTTAATTGGTGGTGCTAAGAAAAAGTACGGTAAGATGACGGTAGAAGAAATAAAGAAACTTCACCCAAAACTTAGCGACAAAGCCATTAAGAAGTACCTGGATAGAATACCAACTGACAAGCAGATTAGTGGTGCAAAGAAAACAGGTAGCTTAGCATTAGCAGCAGGTGCACTTACATTAGGAGCAGCGCTGTATAATCAGAAAAAGTCAGGGAAAGATGATAATACTAAGGAGTAGGTACTATGCTGCCCCAGAACCAGGTGATATTGTTGATCCAGATAAGAACAAGACTGGTCAAGAACTGCCTGAGCAAGGGGCAGAGGCTAAGAGTCAAGAAGTGTCAGCCAGAGATATGCAGATTGAAAGGATGAGACTACAGAGACAACAGCTCCAAATGAATCATCAAAGACAACAGATGCGTATTAAAGAGCAGATGCAGAAGAATAGGCAGCTAACGCAATTACAGAGGTCTGAGAATGAAAAAGAAATCTCAGATAATAAAGACCGTATTAGGATTAGGCAACAGGAAAATACAAACCAGAAGCCAGATAATACAAGTCTCTATAAGAATAAAGCGAAAACTGCTCCTCCTGTATCAATGCCTAAAAAGTAAGACACATGGACGAGTTAAAGGAGAAACGATTTACTAGTAAGGTCGAAAATCAAGACGACACACTAGAAAATCAGGACAGGTATAATCCACTAAAAGAAACTGAATAAAACACAACTACGCTATGATCATACGAAGGAGGAAGAATTTTTCAGGCTACATACCAACTAGCGGTATTGATTATAGTAGTGTTATAGTTGGTGCAGTAGACCCAATTGAACAGGTGGATGAAAAGCTTGAAGAAATACCAGTCATTAACGATGCTAGTAGAAAAGCAAGGTCTAGGATAACAAGCATTACTGGGCCACTAAGAATTCTATTAGGCAAGAGAAAGAAAAATGATAGTACTAAGAAATAAAGAGTTTGCAAAGCCGGCCACTGTAGAAAAGTGGGCTAAGAGAGGGACACTAACAGCTCTTGCAGGTGGTCTTGGTTATGGTGGGTATAAGCTGTACAAGAATCACAAGGAAGAAAAAGAGAGACAGAGACAGGAGCTACTTGATGCAATTAAGAATAGTAAGAACTTTTCAGAAGAGGCGGTAGTAGATCCAACACAACAGCAAGCTAAGAAAAAGAAAAGCTTGTTACGTCCATTCTTAGGTACAGGTGGTATGTCTGCTAGGTACTTGAAGAATGGTAGTATAGATTAATAATTAACATTAACACAGAAATAATATGATCGTAAAGAGAATTAGATTCTACTCTGATGGTGAATCAAAAAAGAAGAGAATTAAGTTGAGTGAGATTAAGTCTCATCGTGGATTAGGTAGATCAATGCTGCTCGGTGGTGGTATCATGCCAGGTGCCATTGCAGGTTATGTAGGTAAGAAGGCTGCAGAAGAGGCAGATGAGCAGGGACTTAGTGATTGGGAGATTAAGAAGGCTGCAACTGAGAAAGGTACAAAGGCAGGTGCATTACTCGGCGGTGGTCTTGGCTTAGCTAGTGGATTGAGTAGTGCTGCTTTGTCACAACGAATCGCTAAACAACTGGGCGTTAAGGGTGGTGGAACCGCTGCTGCGTTAGCTACTGCAGCTGGTGCAGGTCTCTCAGGTGCTGCAGTTGGTGCTCTTGGTGGTTACTTAGGTGCAGAGAAGAATACACGTACTCGACTCAAGAAGCGTAGAGACTTGGAGAATAGTATGAGATAATACTAATTTATTTCCCAGTGAATTTGAAATATGGATTCTACTATTCGATTAGGCTGGGAAAACAAAGGGAAAATATAAAATATGAGTAGATTTAGAACAGACGGAATTCACATTACTAGTCCTGCAGGTGTGTGGGGTTATGATGACTTAATTGGTGCTACTGTCAGGGTTAAGTCTCGTAGTATTAGTGGTGGATTATTTAGCGTTGATAGTTCTAGTGAGTATAAGGTTAAGTCTATTAGTTTTAGGCTTGACATAGATACAGGTAAGCTAGTGACTATTATAGGTCTTGATGGTCTTGATGGTGAGTACGTTTGGAAGGACTTAGAACTACTCAAACTAGACCTGTGTAAGTGTAGCAGGAAGAAAAATCCAACTCCTGATAAGCCTCGCAAAGAAGAAGACGAAAAGAAAGTTGCAGTTGTTTATAATGTTTGCAACGAAGAGGGTGTCTTAGTATTCAGCGAGGAAAGATTACAGTTGGTGGGAGAGCCTGCTAAGTTAACACAGGAACGACCATACACAGAATACACATACAACACAAGCACCATAAAAGAGACAACTAAGAAGGTAGTAGTAAATATTAAAAACAGTGAGTATCTTCCAAAAGGTGAATATTACTTTTCAGAGCATTTTGGAGTTGATACTACAAATACCTTTACTATATTTAATAAGCTCCTAGGTAGTTCGTATGGTGCTAGATTTATGGTAGGTGATCAAAACCTAGCTATCTTAGGAGATGGTACTGTTGGGATGGTAGATGAAGTATTTGAGTGGGAGATATTACATAACTCATTGGATAGTTCATACGTTCTAATAAAAGCAAAGGGACAAAATAAGTATCTAACCTGCTACATGAATGTTGTTGCAGTAGAACTAAAAGTAATAGATCCAGATAGTGCAGGTATTATCAAATCTCTTATATCATTCGCAGAGCCTATTCCAGGTAACACCCCAGCAGGCTATGAGGTGAATTAAAACAAAATAAATTATAATAATGCAGATTAAAGTTAAATTATTTTCAGTGGGCGGTATACCAGCAAGTGATTCTAGTATAATTCCGCGCCGTGTGGTTGAAGAGTATTTAGCTAGTGATAAGTACAAGGAGGATATTGCAAAGAAGAGGATGTTAGGTTCTCTCACTCACCTAGTACGTAATTGGGCAGCACAGAACAAGTATAATCCTAGTGTTGCAAGTAAGACGGCAGGTAAGGATGACCAGCTTATGTTAGTTGGTGTTGCATCTCCTACTCACTATATTGATCGTATCTGGATTGAGGACAGCGATCAGTGGGTATATTGTACGGCTACTATCCTATCAGAGGAGGGAATGGATGATCAAGCAATTCAGAACATTAGACGTCTGAAGGGTATGATCTCTAATTCAATATTACCAGGTGTGTCAGCGGTAATTCTTGGTTATTGGGATAATCAGAACTCCCATGATACACTTAAGAAATTAGTATCTCTGAAGGGTTTTGATGTAACTATGAATCCAAGTTGGGCGGATGCATCAGTAGTAGAAGTAGTAGATCATTCAGACACTAGTACAAAGACATTTTCAGATACTAGTGAAGGTAGTACTAAGTTATTTGTTAAGGAGTTTTCAGATCTTTCAGTATTTGGAGACACTAAGCTACCTAAGAGTTCAAAAATTAGCAATCACTTCACTACGCTTAAGGCAAAACAGTTCAGCTCTGGTAATGTAGCTGTAGAGATTAGTAATGATTCTGGTGTAACTAAGACAGAGCAGAAGGAATTTTCAATTAGTACTCTCAAGGAACGTGTTAGATATGCGAAGTTCAGTCCCCGTATGAGATTTAGGAGATTATTCTTAGAGTACAAACAACTAGTAAGGCAGTCAGGTGGTCTAGAGAAGATTGACCCAGAGACACTTAAGATTATGAAGTCTCTATTTATGTCTGACGTGCTTGATATTTTTAAGAACATTACGCCAGAAGTAGTTGCAGGAAAACAGGTATCTACATTAATTGGTGCAAGCTCTCTAGGTAAATCAGTAAGAGTAGCAGCACAGAAATTACAGATGCCATATAGATTAGCAATGCAGGAAATGAGCAAGACAGGTAAGGTTAGTCCAATGCGTCTGAAGAAGATACAGGAGGCTTACACTGAATTTGCAAAGTCTATGATTGATGAGGTATTCGGTTCTAATCCAGTACCTGCAGAGCTAGAAAATGAAGAAGAAGGAGGAGAAGAGTAATGGCTAGAATGAAGTTATTTTCTCAGAGACGTAAGTTGTTTAGTGAGGAATATAATGAAGGTGGTATGACTCTCCGCCAGGTAGTATGTAGAGATTGTGGTCATGTAATGGAGACTGCTGAGAACGTAAGTCAGATCTTTTGTCCTAATTGTGGTGGACGTAGATTTAACTTAAAGCTGTTCAAGGAGAAGTTGAATCCAGAATCAGAGAAGCATGAGGACAGTCTTAATGAGTTTGAAACTAAGCTGAAAGAGTTTAGTGGAAAGACTGTTACTAAGGACGTATTCGAAAAGACCTTCAGCAATAAGGCAGATGATATGCTTGAGAAGGGCTTTGCTAGTGTAGTTGATAATGATGTAGTAATTAGTCCCACTGCATTTGAACAAGAGAGATTATTTAGTAAGTTGATTATTCAGGTTACTAAGGTTCTTGATCTTGATGAGGATGTAGTCGGTGGTGATAGAGATTTTAAGTCAGACATTATAGAAAGGCTTGATGATCGTAGAATGTTGCCAGAGAAGGGTATTATGATTCTTAAGAAGGCACATGACATTACACCAAGGGAATTACATTTCAGTGAGGATTGCTGTTCAGATTGGATAAGTGATTCTAGTATTATCCCAGACTTGAAGTTAGAATATGCTAATCAGAGTATGGGTATTAAGCAGTTCATGGATATCTTAAGAAATAGATACCCAGATGCACCAGAAGACATTATTGATCAGCTTATTTCTAGGGATGTTATTTTCTTAGATGGCAGTCAGGTTACGATTAAGAAATAATTAAAAAATACATAAATGAAGAAGACTAGATTTATGGAAGTCATGTTCTCAAATACAGATGAGGAATTGGCTAAGCAGGTAGACAACGATATCAAGTCCGCTAAGGAGAATGGTGTTGTTGATACCGAGGAAGTAGAGTATAGGAATGTAGGTGATGGTAATGTTGCTATCACTGATAAAGAGAATGGTGAGGTTACTTTAGCACAGGAGGCTGCTGACGAAGCTGATACTTATGATCTCGTCGCTGTTCCGGATGGTCAGTTGGAAAAATTTGTCCACCCGTCTGCAGATGGAGTTCACCCAGGTAATCAGGTTGGCGCACCAGATGAGAAAGTAGAGCATCACCTAAATGGCGGTGTAATTAACCCAGAAGCAGAGGATGGCGGTTTAAATCCTGAGGCTGGTAATGAGCGTCTCGTAGAGGATCTTGCAAAGCAGGGCCCTTGTGTAGATGGTGACTGTGATGAGAAGGAATTTTCAGTATTCACAGACAACCAGGCAGTTCTTCGTATTTTCAGTGATCAAGAGTACTGTGAGCGTCTTTTCTCAGAGGTAATCGAGAGTGAGGAGACAGCTAAGGTAGGTGATCTTAAGATTGAGAAGTTGCCAGATGAGGATAATACTGTTGTTGTTACTAATGAGACAACCGGTGATCAGGCAAAGGTAACTATGGACGATGACGAAATGGAAGTAGAGGAGCTTGATAGAAACGTTGAGACTCGTAATTACAGCGACTACATGCCACTCTTTGTAGTAGGTGTTCAGCCATTTGATCATATTATTGTAGATGCACAGGAGTATTCAGAGGAGAGTGCTGAGGAATTGAAGGCACAGCTCGAGGAGGATGGTGTACAGTCAGTAGAGATTTTCGATAATCAGGAAGACGCACGTACCTATGCAATTCAGCTCCTTAATAGTCTTGGTGCAAATCCAGCATGCGGTCAGGGTGAAGTAGAAGAGCCAGTAGAGGAAAGAGAGTACAGCGAGTATGTAGGTGCACCAGTATTTACAACTAGGTACTACTCAGATGACAACGAAATGATGTGTCGTATGTTCTCAGAGGCATCAGCAGGTATCGCACATACTCAGAATCTTGTTGAGGAAGCAATTCATTCAGGTGATCCAGTAGAGTTTGAGGATGGCGTTATTACTCCTATTGATGCACAGAACGCAATTATCTCAGATGTAGCAGGTGGTCATACTCTTGCATCAGTACAGGGTGTAGATATGCAGCTTGAGAAGATGGATGCAGAGGACGCACAGGCAGTTCTTGGTGGTGAGGATCTTATCGAGGTAGAGTCAGATAATGATGACGACTTCGAGGATGAAGAGGAAAGAGAGTATTCTGATATCTATACAAATGAGGCAGAAACTAAGTTCTTCTCTGATTCTGAACCAATGACAGCTTACATGGAGAGATTGTTCTCAGAGGAGGCAGATCAGGACGATGTTGAGAAGGCTCTTGAATCAGACGACGTAGTTGAGACAGAGAATGAGATTATTACTCCAATTAGTGACGATGTTGCAGTAATTGAGGATAAGACAAACGGAGAGTTCTCTAAGGCTATTGTTGATGATGAAGAGGATACTATGGATGTAACTCCACTCACAGAAGATGAAGCAGAGGCCCTTATTGATGAGGCTGATGATGACGACGAGGATGAGGAGCAGAAGGAGTATTCTGAGATTTATTCTGACGAGGCAGAGACAAAGTTCTTCTCAGAGGATGAACCAATGACTGAGTTCATGGTACGTTTGTTCTCAGAGGAAGATGGTGAGAGCCAGTGTCCAATTGAGGCAGCTATTGAGTCAGGTGAGCAGATTGAGACTGAGGGTGAGATTATTACTCCAATCAGCGATGACACCGCAGTAGTTGAGGATAAGGGTAATGGCGAGTTCACTAAGGTAGTAGCAGTAGACGATGAGACTATGAACGTTCATCCATTGTCAGACGATGAGGCAGAGAATCTTATCGGTGATGAGGATGAGAGGGAGTTCTCAGATGTTTACACAAATGAGGCAAAGACAAAGTTCTTCTCAGAGCACGAGCCTATGACAGCTTACATGGAGAGATTGTTCTCAGAGGAAGCAGATCAGGATGACGTAGAGAAGGCACTTGAGTCTGGTGATACTGTAGAGACTGATGATGAGGTTATTACACCTATCAGTGACACAGTAGCAGTTATTGAGGATAAGAACGAGGAAGGTGAGTATACAAAGGCTATCATTGATGAGGATGGCGATACAATGGACGTAACTCCACTTACCGAGGACGAGGCTGAGACATTGATTGAAGAGGCAGAGAAGGCAGATGAGCATGAGAAGAAGTTCTCAACTCTTGACAAGTTCTTTGCAGAGGCAGTAGTTCCAGCAACAGCCCCAGTAGCAGCTCCAGCACAGGCACCAGTTGCAGCAGATCCTAATGCTGTAGTAGCTGACCCAAATGCACAAGTAGCACCTGTTGATCCAAACGCACAGGTAGTAGATCCTAATGCAGCTCCAACAGTAGAGAATATTGAGGATAAGGCACTTGCAGCAGTTGAGTCTATTAAGGCAGCAGCAGCAGAGGCATCAGCTCAGATTATGGAAGCTAAGGCAGCACCTGCACCAGACGCAGAACCTGAGATCGTAGAGGCACAGTTCTCAGAGAAGACATTTAGCGAGAATGATACACTTGTATCTTGGCTCAGCAATAAATAATATACAAATAAGTAATATAAATTAATTTATAACATATGAATAACTATTCACAGATTTTGGGCAATTCTGCAATGATGGATGCCCTTCGCGCAAGTTCAGTTTCAGCAGAGGACGCTCGTCTTCGTGGTAATGAGTATGCAAAGATGTTTTCTCGTAATGAGGAAATGATGGACGTATTTGGTTTGGGTGGTAACAACGCAAACCTCCTTCAGAAGACCTTCTCTGGTTATTCTGAGACTCCACTCTTGTCAACACAGTATTTCAACGCATCAGTAGCTTCTTACGTAAGCTCTTTTGCAGGTTATATGTCAATCGAGCGTGACTTCGATCAGCCAAACGGCTTGTTCTATTGGTTTGATGTTCTGGGAGTTACAGATCTTCGCTCAGTTCTTCCTAACCTCGGTCCAGATCAGTATCAGGATGTACAGGTAATGGGTGGCTTTGAGCTTCCAGTTACTGTTAACGCAGGTACCGCTGCTTACTCTCCACTCGTAGGTCGTAAGTTGATTCCAGGTACTGTACGTGTTAAGGTTGAGGATGGTACAGGTAAGAAGTATGAGTTGATCGATAATGGTCAGGGTAGCTTCATGGCAGTTGCTGGTGTACTTAAGACTGGTACTGTTAACTACCTCAATGGTAAGATTGACTTTGAGTTGACTACTGCTGTTCCTGCAAACGGTACTATTACTATCGTAGGTAAGGAGGATACAACTGGTACTCCTAGCTGCACTAACGGCGCATCTAATGCACATGCAAATGACAAGCGCTTCATCGCTAAGATGCAGCAGATTGCTTTGAACACTGTACCTGATATGTTGGTTGCTGAGTATAACATCGCAGCTCTTGGTGCAATGAAGAAGGCAACTGGTTCAGACATGGCTACTTTCTTGTTCACAAAGCTTCGTGAGCTCTATACAAAGACTATCAACTACAAGTTGGTTAGCACACTTGAGAAGGGTTATGCTGGTAATGTAATGGATGATCTCGATCTTTCTAACGCACCTGCATCACTCGCATCTAAGTTCATGGACTATCGTTCACGTGTTGACTTGTTCGATGCATACTTGATTAACGTTGAGTCTGCTCTCGCAACTAAGGCTGTTAAGGGTGTTACTACTACTGCTTATATCGCAGGTAACCAGGCAGCTAACCAGTTCCAGAAGGGTGGCGTTATCGGTAAGTTCGAGCGTAACACTAAGATGACATACATCAGTGACCTCCTTGGTTGGTATGATGGCGTACCAGTACTCCGTTCTACTGATATTCAGGAGAAGGCTGGTGAGGGTACATTCTATGCTATCCACAAGACACAGGACGGTCAGATGGCTCCTCTTGCACGTGGTATCTACATGCCATTGACTGATACTCCAACTATCGGTAACTACAACAACCCAACTCAGATGGCTAGTGGTATTTACTATCAGGAGGGTGTACGTTACTTGGCACCTGAGCTCGTTCAGAAGGTAAGCTTCAAGTTTGGTTTCTAATCCTAGGAATATAATTTTCCCTTAAGTATAATAGGATTTAATTAGATATTAAGTGAAGGGGAATTCTCATGTACAGTAATGGCATGGTTTTCTCCTTCTACTTTTTACAACTTACAGTGCCACTAGGATTAATCTCTTAGTTGGGGCTGTATTTATTTTACAGGTTATATGGCAAAGTATAGATTAAGACGTAAAAGTTTTGGCCTTGGTAATGCAATAGGAACACTTGCTAAGAAGACCTGGGGTACAGGAATCGGTAAGACGGCTATCATTGGTGGCGGTATTGCAGCAGCAGGCGCAGCTTATGGTGGCGCTAAGTACTTAGGAGCTTCAAAAGACGCACTAACCGGAGATATGGGTAGTGAAAACGGAGCTGGTTATTAGGAGGAATAATATCATGGCAATTTATAGGTTAACTAGGAAGACTTTTTCTGAAGAGCTAAAGAAAATGTATGAGCTCAAGAAGGCTGGCAAACTACAGGGTTCACTTGCTGAACATGTAGCAAATGAGAAAGCACTAAATGCAGCAGTTTCAGCACAGAAGGCAGTGGATAGGGCAGCTAGAAAAGTCGCAGGAACTGCTTTACAAGGACAGGCGGGGCAGATTTCAAAAGCTGTAGGTAAAGAAGGCTATCAGAATATTATCAATAGATCAGCTGAAGCAGTTAAAGCAGCTGGACAACAAGGTTTCAATAAAGGTGCTCAGTCAGTAGGTATTAAGCAGGGTATGATAAATACTTGGAATAATGCTGGTAAGATGGGCAAGGCTGGTATGATTGGTGCTGGTGTTGCTGGTACTGCTCTTCTTGCAAAGGGCTTATTAGGTGGTAAGAAACAACAGCAGGCAGCTAACTAATTCTTAGTAGGTGGACTATGAGAAATGAAATAATCTACAATGGTCTTCGCATTACAACAGATAAGTGCAGGTATTTTCAGATAGTACAAGGTAAGTATGATACTGTCTTTGAAAATGAAAATACCTCAACGCTTACAATTACATACTCTCCAGGTAGCTCTGCGAAATCCTTATCTAACTCACTCGGCTTGCCCTTAGTTGGTAATGGGAACTTAGTTATGACACCAATGAGTAAGCCTAGTAGATTTTCTCACCCTACTATTACACTAAATGGGCTACGATTGGAGAGACTTACGTATGACCCTCACATTATTAATATTGTGATAGCGGATGATACAGAATCTAGGGTTGTACAGAATTATAAGAATACAGTTTTTGTAGTATCTAAGGCTGATTACAAGAACGAAGAGTTTATTAATTACCTATTCTATTCAGGTCAACTACTTTATCTAAGACCTGTGGGACCTAAAGTTAAGAGTTACAGGATCTTCAACTTCCCAAAATTATTAATAGGTGATGAAAACACTGAGGTAGAATCAACAAACAATACTATCTACACACTGAGAAAGAGATATAATGATTACTTGATACGTGAAATTGACTATCAAGATAAATTCATACTAGAGGTTAGGAGAATACTTGATGATTATGGAGTAGAACTAGTGAGACTGAATAAAGAAAAAACTCTCACAAAATCTTCTTACGTAACCTATCAATTTAATCAGACTCCTACCAACTATTCTCATCCTAAGCGTGGAGACCTAGAAAGAAATATCATGAGTCATAAGCAGCCAGTCGAGTTTGTATTTCACACGACAGATATGGTACTGTATCATGATTTTAAGAATAAGTATAGTGATGTATTATTACTCACTAATTTTGTTGAATTCACTACCTTAGATAAATATGGTGATCCTTTTACAGCTGCCGTTAAGTGGAGCTCAATAACAGAAGATTTTAACCATATCTATCAACCAGACGATAACTCTAATTTTGCGTTTCAGTGTCAGTTTAGATGTGACCTGTCTTACTATGAAGTCTTAGATACTAGATTTGGTTTCTTAGAGGAGATCAATACAATACTAAGAACAGAAGATAAGGACAGAAATAAGAAGACGTCTGTAGAAGAAGAAAAAACAGTAAAACAAGATGATAAAGTTCAGAAGTAAGTTCCTCGAATCAGATGTAGTTGATGAAGCAATCAATCATCTAGAGGAAAAGAATGTAGACTTCAACCTAATCTCTAAGAAAGATGCCGACAAGGTAAGTAAGGTTAATTCTAAGTCTATGGTATTGATGTCTTTTATAAAAACAGATAAAGGTTCTTATCAGATAACAGTAAAAGACAAGGAGTTTTACCCATATACTCGAAAACTAATTGGCGACCCGAATTACTTCAACATGAAAATTACAGATACAGATCCAAAAGAAAGGACAGTAACTGGAGAGACAAGTCACTTAGGTATTGCATTAGACATTATAGAAATATTGGGTGTTAAGTATAATTTATCAATAGTTAAATAAGTAGAATGATAAATTTTAGACAGAAGAACTTCTCAGAATATGATGCAATGCGAACTCTCTATGTTGAATTAATGAAGAGAACAAATGGGGATCGCAACAAATTTCCAACTATTAACTCTAGCGCATTGATACCAGTTCTGAGAGGTAATAATATAGTAATTGAACGTTTCGTAATTAGCACTTCATTCTTCAACAAGGATAAGTATCGCATGTACCTTAAGATTGGTGCAAAAGCTAAATTACCAGACGACGTTAGATTATCTCCAAAAGTATACGATAGACGACTTGGTAATATCAGTCTCTCCCTAAGTAAGAAGCTTTTTTCTGACACAGACAGGGTGAAATTGTTTAGTAAGAATAAGAATCGTAACGGAGGTAATAAGCCACAGCAGCAGCAACAGGGAGGTGGTTTCAACAATTACGGGCAACCAAATAACAACAATAACGGACAACAGAACAATAACAATAATAACGGAGGAAATAAGGGCGGTGAGTTTATTAATAGCTCCTTCAGTCCAGATTTCAACTTAAAATATCAGGTACAGGAATTACTGGGCGAAGCGATAAAGTACGATAAACCTAGTAGAAGTCTTGTCCTAGAGTTCCCAAGTATTGATTCTGCTATTGATGCCCTTAATATACTACCTTTCGGATTGAACTATAAGATTTATCTATTAGACGCATGATGATAATAAAACGTTTCTCTAATATCATTAATACAAATGCGCCCTCTATCGGATTTAAAAGAAACAGGAAATATGATATGGACCTCAACAGACTAGGAAGGATGAAAACTAGTCAGAGGGAACTTCATAGGACTGATGATATTAGGGCAGAGCTAAGAGAAATGCAGAGCGAACTAAATAGAGGGTTAGGATGGAATAATTTAAAGGACGACTGATTATGGCAACATATAAGATTAAAAGAAAAACATTTGGATGGGCAGAAGGCGCACAGAATACAGTAGGCGGTATTGCAGGCGGTGTTGGTAAGGCACTCGATTCAAAACCTGCTGCTATTGCCGGTGGATTGGCTGGTGGTGCTACCTTAGGTTCAGCAATTGGTCAAGGTCTATCTAGCTTAGGTGGATTGGCAGGTGCAGCAAGTGGTCCTCTTGGTTGGTTAGTAGGAGCAGGTATTGGTGCCGCTGCTACAAGAGGCTTGGGTAAGGGTCTTAAATCTGCTAGCGATTCAATGCAGTCTTAATCACAAAGGAGGACTGTGAGATGATAAGATATAAGCAGAAAGAATTTTGGATTGGACCTGCTCTCACTGTTGGTTCTACATTGCTTGGTATAAAACAGAGTAATGATCAGAGTGAGCAGATGAAAGAGCAAGCAGAGGCCCAAGCAGAACAAATGGAAAAGCACGATGAATTATTGAAAGAGCAGAATAGAAAGCTTGATCGTATTGCAGAACGTGCGAAAAGTAATCCAGAACAAGCAATGGCAGCAGCGAGTAGTCTTGATCAAAAGCAGAAAGAGTTTGGTTTCTCAGTTGGTACACTCAGAAATATTGCAAAGGCTAAAGGCGCTATTACTAATTTTGGTAAGGAAGCGGCAGGTCTTGCAAGTAATATAGGAAAAGCAGGCGGTGTAACATTTGGCAAGAGTATGGCCGGAAATGTTGCAACTGGTCTAACTATGGGTGTTGCTGGTTATGCTGGGGGTAAGTTCATTCAGCATAATATGAAGAAGAATGGTCTTGATACTGACGAGAACGGAAACTTAGTACAGACAGAACAACAGCAACAGAAGGCATATTCAGCGCTGAGTGGTATATCAACAATGGGAAAATCCTTTGGTAAGAGGGTCGGTAATAACTTGAAGAAGAAATCTACTTGGGTTATGGCCGGAGGTTTTACAGCAGTTCCAGCGGTGATGGGTTATATGTCTGATAAGAAACAGATGAATGACCAGATTGCAGCAACACAACAGGAACAACCACAGCAGGTACCACAACAGAAGGCGTATGCAGCAGTAAATCCAGGTTTCATTGGTAAAGTGACTAGTGCAGTTAAGAATTTCAAACCTAGTAGCTTAAAGCCTGGATGGTGGGATTTTAGTAAGTTCAAAGCACATCCAGCACAAACAATGTCAGGATTTGCAGCTAATGTTGGTAGTTTTGGTATGATGGGCACTAAGCAGGTTCAGAAGTTTGGTAAGAGACTCGAAGAACTTGGTAAGGGCGGTACATTAGGAAAAGGTATTACAGGTACTCAGAATAATGCCGCTGTTAAGGTTGGTCAGTTCATACAAAATCATAAGACAGCTGCTAATCTTGGTGCAATTGGTGTTGGTGTAGGTCTTACTAAGGCAACTTGGGATGGTAGTCAGGCACTTACTAAGAAAATTGGTAAGACATTAGACCCAGGTGCATACAAATATCAAGACGCACAAGATAAGAAAGCACAACTTGCACAACAACAGGCAGGTCAAATAGATCAACAGTAAGATGGCAGTATATAAGTTAAAAAGAAAAAATTATACGGTCTGGGATGATACAGATAATCTCAAACGTATGAAAGATGCTGATATTCTCGCTGAAAAGAAAAAGACCAATAGTTATGCACCTATTGTAAAACAAGCTGCGACGGGTGCTGCGGCTGGTCTTGGTGCTGGTGTAGTAGTTGGCGCAACAAAGGGACTATTTAAGCCTGGAGTTAATGCAGCAGGGCGACAAGTATCAAGACTATCAGCAATGGGTCGAGGTGCAGCTAAGTTCGGTAAGGCAGGCGCAATGATTGGTGGTCTAACGGCAGGTGTAATCGCATATAACAAGGGAAGTAAGCAGGCAAAGGATAATGAATTCTATAACCAGCGACTTGAATATGCGAAGAGACAAGCACTTAGGCGAGAAAGAGCAGATTGGAAAACTAATATGACCCAGAGGGAGGGGTATTCTTATTAATGATCAGATTTAGACAAGGACTCTATAGTAGTGTGGCTGAGCTATCTGACAATGTTAAAAAGAAAGCTTCCGCATGGGCTGAGAAGAATCCAAATACAGTAAAGAATCTAAAAAGTCCATTCTTAGTACTTAGTGCGTCTGGTCTTGCATTAAATGTGGCCAATACGTACAACAATAAGAAGAAGAGTAAGAGTGACAGAGAGATTCGAGAGAGAGAATTAGATGCACTTAATAAACTAACTACCCAACTTAATAGGACAAGTAATTCAGTGAGGACGTTAAATACTGGCATCAAGCAAGTACAACCAGTACAGGCTCAACCAGTAGAGCAACGACCTGTTCAAAAGGGTAGATATAGTAGAATAAAAAGTATCTTAGGATAAATAACTAACATATTAAAAATAAATTATTATGGCAGAGAAAGTAATTAATGATGAGTTGACATCAGCAGTATTGGATGACGGTATGATGACTGTTGCTATCAATGCAGCAGGTGAGCGTTCAGCTGAATACAATGCAGAGGACTTAGTAGGTCTTCCAGATGAGACTACTGTTAAGGGTCAGGCAGCTAAGGCAAAGAAGGCAGCAGGTTCTAGTCCAGCAGGTAGCCCAGCAGCAGCAGTACCAGGTATCGGTGGTTAAAAAAGTAATTAAACAATATGATTAAGTTTAGAGAGAAAGACTTTAGTAATTATATTGTTAATGATGCGATTAAGGGGGCAAGTATTGGCGCAACAGCTGGTGCATTAGCTAGTGGACGTGTCAAGAAAGTCCCTTTCTTTAAAGAAGGTAAGATGCTTGCTGGGGCTGGTGCAATTATCGGTGCAGCACTTGGAGCCTTGGTTGGAACAGCTAGACAGTTGAATGAGCATTTCAATAGGAAGGGCGCAGATAATAGACTTATGGCACCTGTACTAAGAGAGCTCAATAAGAAGTGTTATCGAGAAGGTCAAAATTTTACAAGGGATCCAAAGGAGGCTAACTTACTCGGTACTAAAGTTTGTCTAGTAATTAGTTCTGATGGTTCTGATTTTAAGATGTTAGTTAATACAGCAGATGACCCTGAACTAAGAAACTTAAGTAAGAAATTAAGTAAGAAGATTCCAGCAGCTCAGGTATCAACAAATTTCGCATCTAACAAATATAACGAAATACAGATATCAACAGTACGAGATGTTAGGAGTAATCTAAGTGCAGTCCTGTCAGTAGTGGAAGGATTCATTCAAGCAGGTTACCCAGTATATCTAGTAGAGGTTGGTTAATTAATTAAACAAGAATAAATTTAATGGCACAGTGGAAAGAAACTCAGGAACCATACGTAAAAGTTCATGAGAAAATTAGAACTGCCTCAGTAAATCCAACGGCAGGTGAAAACTTGATTATTGGTGGTGTTATTGTATCAGACGCAGGACCATCAGTACCAACGTTGATTACTAGCCAGGCAGAGTTCATTGCTACATATTCTTCACAGGACTTAACTAAGGGATATGTAGAGTCACTTAACAAGCTATATAAGGGAGACGATCATACAATGGCTGAGACAATGTGGTTGAATGCATATCGTCTCGCTGGTTCTAATAACTTGCTCTTAGTTCGTGCAAGTAAGGCAAGTGATATCTTCTTTGCTAAGCCACTCGTAAAAGATGACAATAGTGTTTATATTGTACGTGATGGTCAATTGCTTAAGAAGGTACCAGAGTTTAAGTTAGTAGTAGATGTTGATAAGGATAGTGCAGATCATAATTCAGATGGTTGGGCAGTATCTATCAATGGTGTAGGTTCACTTGGTAATAGAACAACTGACGAAGGACCACAATATGACTACTATGTACAGAATCTTAAGGAACTTGTATCATATCTCAACGACACATCAATCTTCTTCAGTCCATCATATACACTGTACGAGGATGAGAAGGCAGAGGTAGTAGCAAGTGACCCAAGTGATGCAGTTAGTGTTGTATTCCATGAGGTCTATGTTGGCGTTGAGGTCCTAGATAAGTCCGATAAGCGTGGCGTGGATGGTCTCGCTTATGTAGTAATTTGCGAGAAGGATTGGACGCCAGAAAATCCCGGACAGAAGATTGTGGACCTGAATAGTGCAGCATTTTCAGGATTTAAGCCAGCTAAGAATTATGCAGTGAATAACTATAATTCAAGTACACCACTCAAGGTTCGTATTCGCAGGTTTAATCATGATGCAGTAATCACAAAGGAACTAAGCAAGAATGATGCAGCAGAGGGTGGTAACTCTCCTTATACTGTACTTACAACAGTCTTAGATACTTTCACAAAGAATGGTACTATTTCACCTAAGGCAGATGTACTTGATCGCGATTTCTATGAGGTAGCGGTAATTGATCCTAGCGTAAGCAGTGAGCCAGTATACTTCAATGTTGGTAAGATTGCAGGTCGTGGTGATGTAACAGTAGATGAATTGAATAAGTCACTTAAGATGATTCAGCTACAACTCCCTGATAACTTGAGCGATCTTGGACTTGATTACTTTGGCTATCTTCCTAAATCAAAGCAGACTGGATGGATGCCTGTTAAGAAGGATGAGCTTGAGTCTGGTGATCTTGCTAAGGTTAAGGCATATGATAGCAAGCTTGACATGAAGGCAGCTAATGCAAGTGTAGGTGATGTAGCAGTAGTTGGTAAGAAGTCTGTTGATTACTATGAGTACAAGACTGTTACTACTAGGGATTGGCAGTTGTATAGCCCAAGTGGTACTGAGGCAGATAATGCACAGGAGTATACAGATCTTACTACACTCAAGGCAGTAGAAGGTACAGATGGTCAGTATGCAAAATTAAACGCAAGTGGTCAGGTAACATATTATAAGTGCACAGTTACTACATCAGAGCCAGGTTGGGTTAAGATGGATACAACAGGCACTGCTAACTATGACGAATCTTCACTTGCATCACTTAACGAGCATATTGTTAAGCCAAAGGTAGGTGATATCGCAAAGGTTGGTACAGAGGCTGAGGGTAAGTATTTCAAATATCAGAAGGGTATTACTCTCGATAAGGCAGATCCAGAGGAGCTTCATGTAAATCTTGGCATTAACCCTGAGAAGTATTCTATTCTCAATGTTAGCGACTCAGATATTATGAAGGCATTTGATAGACTTGCACTTGATGAGGTTTATCAGACTGAGGGACTTGCTGACTTTGGTTGTACATCACCAGCAGTTCAGTCTTATATGGCTAACTTGGCAATCAATGAGAACTACTTCTATCCAGTAAGTACAGTAAATAGTACAAACTACCTCGCTATCGCTAACTCAGCAAATAAGTTAAGCAAGGATAGTTATAAGCTCTATGTTAGTGCACCTTGGGACGTTGACTCAGGTACCGTTGGCTTTAAGTACTATGCAGCTCCTAGTACACTCTATTGGGAAGCAGTTGGTAGAAATAGAGGCCTTGATAGAGAGTTTGCACCAATCATCGGTCAGACAAATGGTGTAGTACAGTATCAGAAGCCAGTGACAGAGTTCAATAAGAAGACACGTCAGTTGTTATTGAGCAAGAAGATTAATACAGTAATGTGGAATAATCAGTCACAGGCTTGGAACATGAACGACAACTATACAAAGCAGTCAGAGGATAATATTATGTCTGATGAAGCAAATAGCCGTCTGTTCATTCGTCTCAGTAAGTCATTCCCTAAGATCTTGAGACAGTTTATTGGTAGACGAATTGGTGAGACACTTTATTCTGATATGGAGTCTGCACTTGATTTCTTCTTCCGTACTGAGATTTTGTCAATGTCTTATACTGTTGATGCATACCAGATCACAATTGCTAGCATTAATAACGATGAACTAGCTAGACAGAATAAAGTTCGTGTCTTAGTAGAGGTTCGTTATCCAAGATCTCTCAAGTTTGTAGAGGTTTATAATGAGGCTTACGATATGGGTATGCCATTTGAAGGAAATATTTAATAATTAATTTATAGTGAGGGTGAGTAGTAGGGCTTATATCTCTGCTTACCCTCTACTATTAAAATATCGTGTAGCCAAATAAAAAAGAGAGCATGGCAGATAAAACATTACTATCAGACTTAAAGAAGAAAGTATTTATTAGGTCTACACTTCTAGGAATACACAGTCTGGATGAGCTACTTGGAATTAATGACTACGTTAGTGCAGATGAAGTATTGCTAGAGATTTTCAAAAAAGCACTAAGGGAGTTTGAATTAACTACTCCTCTCATATGGGAAAGTACTGTCGATAGAGAGCAACTAATACCATGTGATTCAATAGGTGATGGTTACTATGAACTAAAATCTAACTTTACATCCTGGCTTAAGTGTATTATACCATTAAATAGAGTTATCCTTGTGTTTAACTCAATGCCAATGTGGAGAGTTGGAGCAGGAAGTTCAGGTAATACGTATGCAGGTTTTGGAGGTACATCTAGTTATCCAGGTCCAGGCGCTTATCAATATGTAACGGACTATAGAAAACCATACGTATTCTTAGATGACCTACCACAGACGACTATATGCCTAAAAGGACTCACAAGTTATCCGATTATTCCAGACTTTACA